CAATGACCACAGAAATTATAGATATAGATAATAGTTTTCTACGTTCTATACAAACTAGTGACGATTGTGAAAGTGTCGAGTATGATACAAGTAATATAAAAAATATTACTGAAATATTTGGCGTAAGTTATGATGTAGATTTTTATGCCACGTTTAGTAGTTTTGCTTCTAATATTTATCAATTAACTTTATCTGCTTATACGAGTTATGATAAATCGGATATAATTGCTTTTGTACCTTCTGCAAATAATACAGGAGCGTGTAATATTCAAATAAATAGTTTAGGAGTATTACCTATTTATTATGAATATACAACAACAGCATTGACAGCTAATGAAATAGAAAATGGTGAAACATGTGCTGTGAAAATTTATACTTTGAATGATAGTACAGGTACAAAAGTGGCTTATTATTTAGGGCAATATCAACCACATGCTTTATGCGTATTTACAAATGATGTAAATGATATTACGTATACTAAAACTTATTTTTCTAATAAATATAATATAGATCCTAAAAATGTTATATTTAGAATTGATCCTACTAGTAAATTTAGTGTACAAAATTTAGGAGAAGTACTAGAGAGTCATTCAGGAGATAATTTTGATAATATTTTATCTAATACGGTAGCAAAAACTAATGCCGCTTATTATAATCGTAAATCTACTACAATGATGGATACAGTATCTATAACCACTTTATTAGTTCCTTTCTTAGATGTTAATATAAAAGTTAGTTATAAAAAAAGACAGAATGATACAGAAGAAACTTATATAGTAACAGAAGTAAGTAATGATTTTTCTAAATGTACTTCTACAATTACCATGTATAAATTTTTACAATTATATGATAATACTTAAATAAAAGGAGAAAAGAATGAGTACTACGTATTCTCATGAATCTGGTAGTCAATTTCCAAGTTCAGTAATTTCTTTATCTAATTTTAAAGATATGGATGATACGGTAAAAGATATAATTTTACAATATTATACATTTATGAATGTAGGAAATATAAATAGTGCACAAGCTCTAATTGAAGCTAATGCTACTTTACTTAAACCGTATTGGATAGATGCTACTATATTAAATAAGATAGAAGAAGAATTATATAATATAGGTTTATTTGCTCTATCAAATAGATCAACAATTATATCTACTACTGAACCGACAATAGATTGTGAAGTTGATACCTTTTGGTATCAGGAGGTATAAATGAGTTTTGTAAATTATAATTATATACCAAATAGTGATATTGCATTAGATGATTCTAACGCAATATCTACTTATAAAAATCAGGTAAATTTACATAATTACACTGATGCTGTATCTAGTCTAAATACCAATAGTCTTAATAAAGGATTCAGAGCTAGTAAATTAAATAATATAGAAGAATGTCTTGTAAATGTTGGTACTCAAGTACTTTTAATGACAAAGTATCAAGATACGGTATTTGCGATAACAGAACCTACAGATGATCAAATGTCTGGAAAATTGTTTTGGATGCAAGAATATTAATAAGGAGAAAAATTAATGAGTATTTTATCTACAATAATTCATTATAAACAATATATTAAACAAAGTACTGGATTTGCAAAAATATCCCATTGGGGCGTTATAGATGATATATATAATTCTGATGGTAGTGTTCCATTCATAACTAATCTTTCTAATGTGGAAACTACATTAACAACTTCTAAAGCATATGCAGTAAATGACTTTTTTGTTTATAATGGACTTATTTATCGTGTTACAACAGCAATTACTAATGGAGGAACAATTATTATTTCTCCGACGTCTGGATATAATGTAATACAAGACAATATTGGGAATGAAATCACTGCATTAAAGAATAATGTAAATATCAAAGTGAATTCATATGATGCAACGAACAAAATTCTATATCTTGTTTCAGTAATATGAGAAGAGGTGATATTTCATGTCAATTGCATCAATTAACCCAATAATTGGGGCTTACAACGATTATGCTTATATAGGTGGAATACAATCGTTTACAGCACCGGTTGCAGGAGTATATAAACTTGAAACATGGGGGGCGCAAGGTGGATGTTCGTTAAACCAAGGTGGATATGGTGGTTATTCAGTTGGGTATGTACAGTTAACAAAGAATCAAACTATCTATATTGCTGTAGGTGGTACTGGTTCTGGTAAACATGTTGGTTCTGCACAAGCTAATTATTTACCTGGTGGTTACAATGGTGGTGGTAATATTGCTTATGGTAATGGTGGAACAGGATACCTTGCTTCTGGTGGTGGATGTACGTCTATAACTCTTACTAATAGAGGAGTACTAAGCAACTTTGCTTCTTATATTCCAGAGATATTAATTGTTGCTGGAGGTGGTGGTGGAGATAAGTGTGTAGATGGACATGGAATATATGGTGGAGGATATGGTGGAGGTTTAACAGGGCAAACAGCTGGAGATGGTGGTACTGGTGGATCTCAAACTTCTGCAGGAACATCACAAGGAGCAATGTGGGCTGGATTTGGTCAGGGATCTGGAACTAAAACTTCTGCAGGAAGTAACTATTCAATAGAAGGTGGAGGCGGAGGAGGTCTTTATGGTGGAGGTAGTGGTTGGCAAGATGGAGGTGGTTCTGGGGGATCTGGTTTTACTGGAGGGGTTCCGGCTATAACAATAAATGGTGTAACATATTCTGCATCAATGTCTAATAGTATTCAGCAAGGCAATGGTTTGGCTAGAATTACCTTTGCCGCATATGATAAAATTTTTAATCTATACTATAACGGTTCAGCTGTACAGCAAGTATTTTATAATGGTGTAGAAGTTTCCAGTTTAGTTTACAATGGAAAATTAATATATGGATTATCTTTATCTTAATGAAAACAATATTACTGACTATATTAGAAAAACATGATTTTATAATATATAATTAGAAAATCAAAAATTAAATTAAGGAGAAAATAATATATGAGTACTTTATCCACAATTACGCATCAAAAAAAATTAATAAAAAAAGATACTGGTTTTTCTCCTGTTTCTTATTTTGCAATAACTGATGATATATATGCTTCTGATGGAATAACTAATACAATGCATAATTTTGCCACAATAGAAACTACATTAATAGCATCTAAAGCATATGCTATAGGAGAATTTTTAGTTTATGGAGGTATTTTATATAAAATTACAACAGCAATTACTAATGGAGGAACAATTATTATTTCTCCGACGTCTGGATATAATGTAATACAAGACAATATTGGGAATGAAATCACTCAAATAAATGGTAATTTGACTTGGGTAGATATAACGTCACATATTACAGCTACGCATATCACAATAACAAGTGCATTATATAATTCAGCAACGAAAGAAATATACATTGATGGATATTATCCCGCAGGATTAGCAAACAATGGCTTGGTTTTAACCTTTGATAATAGCAAATATCTTCCTCGTGTAGACAACATATTAAATTGTGGAATGGGTAACACGATTAATACTTGGACTGGCACTGTAATTGGTATTTCTCTTGCAAAAGGTACTCTTTCTCTTTATGCGCATTACACTGCTGATACCACTGTATATGCTGCACAATATGGTATAAGATATATTGCTAATGGCTGATAGTATAATAGAGAGTTAAATAGAATAACTAAAATTAAATCCATACCATCCAGAGTTTTCCACTATTTGCGTCGTACCACCATATGCAAAACTCATTGACCCGTTTGTATTTATACGGGCTGTTCCACCGCTATACCATGCACCGGCGGTATTCATGTGGGATGCAGGAGAGATAATATTATCTTTTGGGAAATACGCGGGTAATATTGGAATTGTAGTTCCAAGATTAGAAACATCTGTTCCATTAGCTTTGCTAGTCCAAAATATTCTGGATCCGATTTTTCTATTTTTAAATCGTGGTTATCGTAAAGAATTAATTTACCATTTAACGGAATAAAATTTTTTATTCTTTCATTGATTTTTTCTTTTAAAAGTGCTATAATTAATTTAACAAAACTTTAAGGAGAAAATTAATGAAAGAGCAAATTATTAATGATATTTTAGCAGAGACAATTAAATTTTTAGATGTTGAACATCAGAATTTTTTAAAAACAATACTTATAGTAAAATTAACCGATTTTGAAATTACTCCTATGAAAAAAGAAATAACTACAGAAATAAAAACGAATGAATGGATTATAAAAAGATTCAGTTTAGATATGTTGGCTAAAGGTATAAAAATTTCAACAATAAAATGTTATATTTATACAGTTAATAGCTTTTTAAAATATACTAAATTAAATTATAAAGAAGTAATTAGTCAAAATATAATTGATTTTTTAGCTATTAAACAGTATATTAAAATTAAAAATAATAATCATTTATCTCAAAATTATATTGCCACTATTTGTCGTAATTTGTTAATATTCTTTCAATGGGCATTTAAAAAACATCATATTTCAGAAAATATAGTATTAGATATAGATAGAGTACATCAAAAATCTTGTAAAAAAGATAGACTTACAAAAGAAGAAATTGAATTATGTAGAACCAATATCAATAATAATAGAGAAAAAGCTTTATATGAATTAATGCTTAGTACGGGTATGCGTGTTGGAGAAATAACAAAATTAAAAATTACAGATATAAATTTTTCTACAAGAGAAATAAAAATACATGGATATAAAAGTGATAGTTCTGAAAGAGAAGGAATATTATCATATAGAGCTTGTATAGAATTAAAAAAGTATATTAATGATAGACAAAATGGATATGTTTTTATTTCTCAGAAAAATAATATAAATAGTAAAGAAATGGTACAAGGTACAATTGAAACAATAGCAAAAAATATAGGAAAAAAATCTAATGTGCACGTAAAAACCACAGTACATATCTTTAGAAAAACGTTCGCTTCTGAATTATATAATAAGACTAAAGATATAAAATTAGTATCTATTATGTTAGGTCATGCAGACACTAGAGTTACAGAAAGATGTTATATTTGTAATGATAATCTAAATATTAAACAGATTATGTTAAATATAATTTAAAATAAAAGGAGACTTATGTTCAAAACAGATTTAACTTCATTAGAAAATGAATTAAAACAAAGAAAAGATATGTATGATCTAAAAGAAAAATATAAAATAAAAAGACCTCAAACAAGTAAAATTATTGCTTATATTGTTTTATTTTTTATTATGATTATTGATGCGTATTTTATATTTTATCTTGTACCTCAAAGTGGAATTTTAGGAATTACTGAATATGCTTTTACTGCTTTACAAGTAGTATTAATAGGCATTAATGCAAGTATATTTACGTTCTTAGTATCTTTCTTAGTTAAAAGTGGTTGGGAAACACATTCTCAAGCACAAGATACAAATGAAACTTTAAAAATTACTACAGATAATTCTATGATAGATGTGGTAAATTCTGTTAAAGAAACTGTAGAAGCTATAAAAGACACAATAAACACAACAACTAATTAATGAACAAAGGAGAAATAAAATGTTTCAAAATATTATGTATGTAATTATAACTGGTAGTGGTATTGGTATTCTTAGTATCTTTGCAGTAGCAATCAACTCTTATATTAAAGACGCAAATCTTAAAATAATTATTGAAGCAATTGAAACAGCGGTAGGAGCTGTGGCTCAAACTTATGTGGATGCTCTTAAAAAAGATGGGAAATTTGATCAAGCCGCTCAGGATGCCGCTAAAGAAAAAGCTATTGAGATAGTAAAACAACTTATAGGTGAAAACGGAGAAAAATATATTGCTAAACTTTATGGTAATTTTTCTGTTTATGTAAGTGCAAAGATTGAACAAATTATTAAAAAGAGTAAAGAGACTACTGTAGCAGTTAATACAGTTTCTAAATAAGGAGATAAGATAAAATGAGTAAGACAATTAGTCAGAATGGTATTAATTTGATTAAAAGTTTTGAAGGTTGTGAATTAGACGTTTATAGAGATAGTGGTGGAATTTGGACTATTGGATATGGAATGACTAATGCAGTTGCTAGTATTATTGGATATAATGTAAAGGCTGGTCTTAAAATAACTCAAGATCAAGCAAATAAAGATTTTGTTAAAGTAGTAAATACAAAATATGTTCCATTAGTAAATAAATATGATGCAAAATATAATTTTAATCAGAATCAATTAGATGCTTTAGTAGATTTTGCATATAATATTGGATCTATTGATAGTCTTGTGGGAAAAGGAAGTAAACCTATTTCGGCTATTTCTGCTAATATTCTTAACTATGATCATGATGGTGGAGTAAAAGTTCTGGGATTAACTAAAAGGCGCATAGCAGAAAAGAAATTATTTGATACTCCTGTTTCTGGAACCGTAACTATTACAATGGGTTCTTATATGTCTAATGGTTTAAACTATTCTTTGGTATTTGATCCTACATTTTATTCTAATAAATTTTCAGATTTATCAGTACTTGGTACATCATCTGCATTATTTAATCATTTTATTAATAATGGTATGAAAGAGTCTCGACAAGCTATTTCTACTTTTAATCCAGTTGTATATAAAAAGAATAATCCAGATTTAGCAACTAAATTTGGAGCGGATATGGTTAAATATTATCAGCATTATATTACTAATGGTCATGATGAAATTTTAGCTGGAAAAAGAAATAAAGTAACTGCTTAATATTAACGGGGTATAGATAAAAGTCTATACCCATAGATTATAATATAACAACATTGAGGTAGAATACAATGGACTTTTTAGATGGGTTTAAGAGCTTAAATTTGATCGAAATTATCATAGGGGTATTTATATTAATAAGTTTAATTAAGGACGTTATTTCGTTCATAGACTTCTATAAAAAGCGTTTTAATATCAAGACTAATGCAGATGCTATCGAGCATCGTATAAGACGTTTAGAAAATCATGATGAATTACAATACAAGACATTAAATGATATCAGTCACACAATAGATAGTATGAGAGAGGAAGAAAAAGCCAATACAGTGGTTCTGTATGGTTTTTTATTAAATTCTTTTTATGATAAAATTAAAGAACAAAATTATATTAGTAAAGAGCAGTATGAAACTTTCAATTCAATGGCAGAAATCTATTTAGCAAAAGATGGTGATCACCTCATAAAAGAAAGGGTGATTCCATTGATAAACTCAATGGAAATAAGATAAATTTAAAGGGAAATTACATTAACGTGTAATTTCCCTTTTTTTACTTTTTAGAGCCTTATTTTCCTGTAGAACCTAGTTTTCCACCTTGTCTTTTTGAGGGTATTTTTTGTAATTCTTCATAGGATAATTCTGTAACTTCCGTATCTGGAACAGAGAGTAATAGTGCTTGACATATCGCTTTTGTATATGGATAAAAAATTATTTCTTCTGGAGTAATATCTTGATATTTAGTATAATATTCTTGTTCAGGTAATTTAGATATTACTAGTATTTTAAAATGATTATGATTAGTAATAGGACAAAGCCATTCGTTACGATAACCAGAATCTATTACACCAGATCTTTGACCAATTCCTTTAGTACCAGTTGATCCACGTTCTTTTAATATCATTACATATCCATCACTGAACGAACTCGCTATACCGCATGGGATCATAATTGTCTCTCCGGGGTAGATTAATATCCGTTCATTATCAAATCTAGCATAAATATCATATCCTGCATTTTCTTTATCTTTAGATGGAATAATTGCATCTGGATGAACTTTTGCAAAATTTATTTCTATCATTATTAAAAATCTCCTTATTATTATATCTTTTTTCTTTATCTTTTTGCTGATCATATTGACTATGACCAGCAAAATTTTGTAAAGCGTTTTTATTTATTACAATAGGAATTAAATATATCTTATTCACATTTCGACCATCCACAATTTTTACAAATTATACATCCACCCTCGAATATTAAAGATTCTCCGCATTGAGGACAGTTATTTTTATCTAATTGTTTAGGAGTAATTTTAAGGGATGTTGTGATTATAAGATGTTCTTCTTCGTTTTCTTCATCTTCTTCAAATATATCATTATGTACTTCTTCATACATTTCTAATAACACATTACCAATCGCGACTGGACAACAAGAGCCTTTACTTGTATCATGTTTTGTAGCACTTCTTACAGCGTACGATGGGCATGAACCACTAGAATTAAGTTGATCAACAATAGAATATATATCTACTCCTCCTCTAGCTGATAAAGAAATCATACGAGATAGACCTACCATAAAATTTCCACAACCCCCTGAACTCCCTTTGCTGAAATATGTTTCAAGTAGTTCTCCAGTTGTAGGATCAAAGAATGCTTCAACATGTAGACTTCCACAACCAGTTTGTAATGTACGTTTACGTCCAATACAATTATCATCAGCCTTTATAATCATACCACGAGGAATTGGTTCTGATTTTTGTATAGAAGTAGACGATGTGTCAGATTTAATTTCAGTAGTTGTAAGAATACCACTACGTTTACAACCATCTCTATATACTGTAACCCCTTTTAAATTATGTTGCCAAGCATATATATATAATTTTTCTACTTCTTCAACCGTAGCATCATGTGATAAATTAATAGTGGATGAAATAGAAGCATCAATATGCTTTTGCCATACTTCTTGCATTTTTATTCTATCATAGAAATCTAATTCTTGAGAAGTAATAAAAAATTTAGGTAAATCTTTATCGTCTTTTATTTTATTATCTTGCATATATCGTTCTACAATTGGAGTATAAACTTTATAATATTCATCATGACCATGAAGTGATTCCGTTTTACGTGTATAGAAATTTGCATAAATCGGTTCTATTCCACCTGAAATTCCAAGCATTGTAGAAAGTGTACCAGTCGGTGCAATAGTTAATAATTGTGAATTCATTAACCCATATTTTTTTACTAATTCACGATCATCAGTATTTGTTATATTGGTGTTAAAAAATTCTGTTTCTACAATTAAAGGATTATATTTTGGATACGTAGTTTTGTTTACTTTAGCTAAATATGCAGATTGTATAATAGCTTTATTAGTTAAACATTTTCCAATATTATCGCATAATTCAATAGATTCTTTTGATCCATAAGTCAATTTAAGTTTGATTAACATATCTGCTAATCCCATAATACCTAAACCGATTTGTCTCCAATCTCTTACGGTGTCACGTTGTTCTTGTAAGGGATGTAAAAGTAATCCTTCATCGAGTACTTCATTCAATGCAATTACAGCTGTTGATACAGTATTACTAAAATCACCAAAATCAAATGAATCATTTTTTACAAATGCGGATAGGTTAATACTGCCCAATAAACAGCTTCCACCCGCGGGTAAGGGTTCTTCGGCGCACTGCGCAGTTATAACTCCATTAAAGATTCCAGAGTGATTTTTTGGTTCATTAAAACAATATACGGTTTCACAATCTTCTATTTCTTTTATGTCCTTTACATATATATATCTGGATGCATCTCTGTCAGGATTTGCAATCATGGGTACTCTTGTTAAACTAAGTCCTAAATCAACAAGCCGCTTTATATTATAACAACTTATTAATAAACGATATGATGTTTGACAAAGACATTCTATTGTATTTTCTGTTCCATCATTCTTAGGCATTTCTTTAATTTGTTCTGGATACATCATACTTATTGTACCATTACATCCTATGGTGTTAAGTAAATATTTTACTTTTAACAAAATAGATTTATTAATCGAACTTATACTAATACTTCCATCTTTGGATTGTAGTGTTCCATCTGAATCAATATAGCCAGCTAACCAATTTAGCCTTGTCCTAATATTATATTTGGCGTCTGGAACAAATTCTTTATTAAAGGCTTGTTTGTTATATTCTAGTGTTAAAAAATCACCATCAAAAGAAGGACAATAGTTATTATTTGAATATATTAATCTATCAATTACTTTTCTTTTTTCTCCGATTAATTTAATTGATAATCTTTTTCTATTACTTTCAGAAGATCCATCCCCCATAAAAAATCCTTGAGTATATGCTATTTTTTCTAAACTATTATTTTCTCCTTCTATAATAGGGAAGATACATTTTATTAATTTGTCTCCTATATTTAAATTATTTGCTTCTACTCTAGAGTTATCTGATAAAATGAATTTATGATATCTTGTACAGTCTAATTCAGATCCATCAGATAAAGTTATTTTAAGCATTTTTTGATTAGTGCCAGTAATTCTTACGTATACATCCGACCATTCATATCCGTTCCATATGGTTGTTGGCTTATCTACTATATCTCTTATTTGAAAATATCCTTTATTTGTTAATATAAGAGTATCTCCTGTTACGCATGGATTAGTACCTGCATATTCAAAATCTTTATTATTACTTAATAAGTTATATCCAGTTATTGTATCCCAAAATAACATACCGGGTTCTGCATAATTCCAGTTATTTTCACATAATTTATGAAATACTTCATATGCATTTACTTTTTTTTCTATATGTTCACCAGTAGATTCTATATCAAAATATAATAAAAATTGTCTTTTATCCTTAACTGCTTTCATAAATTCATTTGTAATTCTTATAGATATATTAGCTTTGGTTACTCTATTTAGATCTGTTTTTACATCAATAAACTCAAGCAAATCGGGATGAGTGCATGGTATTGATATCATCAAAGCTCCGCGTCTTCCAGACTGTCCTATTAATCCAGTAACCATTGAATATAAATCCATAAATGATACTGCTCCGGTTGTTTTATCTGCGGCATTATTTACTTTACATCCATTGGGTCTAAGTTTACCAATATCGATACCGCATCCACCTCCGTAGGAATATGTTCTAGCAAGTTTCTTAGCACAATCAAATATTGATTCAATATTATCATCAGGAGGTGACATTACATAGCAATTACTTAAACTAATCTTTTTTCCTAATTTTTCTAATCCTCTATTTGATAAAATCCTTCCACCGAATAAGAATTTTTTTTGAAGAATAAGTTCTTTTATTTCTGAATTTCCATCGGATATTCTATTAATCCATTCTTCAAATGTTTCATCTTGGTATTGATATTTCTTATGCCAAATATCAATACCAAGTATGTTATCTTTTCCTAACCATTGTTCTACTGTCATTAACTATTTCTCCTTTGTTTTATTTTAAATAAATGAATAATGTTGTAATATATATTCAATTGCTTCTTCTTTGTTCTTTACAATCACATCACACATATTTTTAATCCAAAGGTAAGAATTATTATCTGCAAATCCAATAATAGGTTTATGTAAATAATATGCCAAAGAAATTTCCATTCCCGTTCCTACAGAAATATCAGTATCGTTTAAATTTACAATAAATATATCACATAATTCTACTTGATGTAAAAATAATTGCATACACTCTTTTCCTGTTGGAGTTTGATTTTGATAAGTATAATGTTCATCAGGAATAAAACATCTAAAATGCGTGGCTTCTAATCGAAATTGTATGTCTTTTCTCCATTTCATACTTAATTGAGGATCAATGTCCTTAGTACGTCCAGACAAATAGACTGTTGTATAATTGTTACTCATTACGCATCTCCTTTGAATAAATTATAATGTGTATCTGTTAAAGCTTTTTGTATTCTATTATTAAATTTTATAGCAACAGTTGTTATATCATCATCATTTAATATATGGTATACTTGTTCTCTATAATTAATTTCGAAATCTGTAAATTCTTGGTTTTCTTTTTCTTTGTTTGCATTCCAACTTTCACTATCTCCACGTGTTTTAATTCGTTCTTTAATAACAGATAATGGAGTACTAATATAAATTGGTATTAAATCAATATGTAAATTATATTTAAGAATATTGTCATATATTTCAAGAAATCCACTAGGATTTAATATCACAATATCATTTTCATAAAGTTGATCTTTCGTAGTAAATGAACAATAACCGTTACGTTCAGTATAAGCTATCATTATATCCTTATATTGTTCTACTTCTTGTTCTGAAATAAAAATATGATCAGATTCATCTATCTCATTAGCTCTTGGTTTTCTTGTGGTATACGATTTTAATATCTTCATATGATTCACATTTGCTACAGCTCTACATAAAGTAGATTTACCCGTTCCTGTTCTTCCTATAACAATGATTAATTTCTTATTCATATTATTAATCCTCTCATTTTTTCTCCTTTTATAATAAAATATATTCATTTTATGAGTATCTTAATCTTTTTTTATTACATAATATGTTGTATTTGAATCATCTGTAAATTGTGAATCTCCATATTTTGATAATTTATTGTCTCCACCAGATTCAAATAATGTACTACCATAAGTAGTATCTGGAAAATAAAATGCATATTCTAAAGCTTGTACAGTATCATCACTAATTATATTACGTCCATATTTAAACTGATTTGGCTTTTTAATTATTTTTATAGGATTATCAGAAAATATTTTTGGATTATCCAGTCTATTAAATATTACATTAGCATGATTTACTTTAGACGCAAAACTACATTCAAAGGCTTCCGTTTCAATACATTTTTCCATGTATTTTATTTGTAAAGGGGTAAACGTTTCTTCTAAAGTTTTTGGTACTCCTTGTAAATCTTTATATTTATTAATAATTAATTTATAACGTTTTAAATATTCAATTTTTGTATAGTTACCCCTGTTTAAAGATATAATATCATTTTTAAAATTCTCATTTTTATCTTCTTGTACCGTATAATTTATATCATTTCCAGAAATTGTAGATTGAGCATTAACAGGTAAATATAAATTAAATGTCATAATATAAACTATAGTGGTATATAAAATCTTCTTATGCACGCTTGACCTCCAATTTTTTAATATAGTCTAAAAATTTTAACCAAAGTCCCATAGAATGAATATATTTTATTCCAGAGATCCCTTGTAATCTCATATTATCATTATACCATTGTTCAGGTTTCTTTTTAGTTGAAATACTTTTTATAAAACCCTTAGAAAGTCTAACCAATTCTATTTGTGATATATTTTTTGAAGCAATTAAATTTTTGTAAATTTGCTTATCTTCTTCTGGTATTTCATATTTTACTGTAGGTAAATTTTTAATACTATGCGGTCTTATAGAAGCTCCATAACTGCTTGGGTTAAAATAATTAAATAACGCTTGGAAATTCTTATCAGAGAAACTTAAAGTTACTTCACTATCTGTTTCTTCAATAGATTCAATTAAATTAATTAAATTATCAGTTTGTAATTTATGTAATAAATTTCTACCATGTTTTAAAGACGGACAATAGAAACATAATGTAGAACCACCAAAAGCATAAATTTTACAATGATATTTACATACTATATATAAATCATTATCACTAATTGATCCATCAAGTTCTCTTGGATAATTATTTGTTGATTTACTATATTCGCTAATCACGCGATAAGTGCCTACATATTTGTTTAAATAATTTGCCATAACTTTCCTTTCGTTTGTTGTAAGACCATTATATCATATAATTAATAATTTGTCAAATTACCAATCTAATGTTTTTCGTGTTGCATTAGTTAAACACTCTTGTAAATAAGTCTGTTTTTTATTAACTTGTTCTTTAGAAGTACCATATCTTAAAGCACTATTTTGTGCAACTAGAATACATTTTTCTTCTGCTCTAGTAATAGCGGTGTATAATAATTCTCGTGAAAGCATCATGAAAGCTGAACTATCAATACCAATAATAACTACTTTAGCACTAGATCCTTGAAATTTATGTACAGTAATGGCATATCCAAGAACTAATCCACTATATGCATCTTTATTTAATTTGACTCTTCCTATACCAATAAAGTCTATTATAACTTGGTCTACATGAATTTTACTTCCATCTTCTTGTATCTGATCTTCTTTTATAATATCTTCTACAATACCAATATTTCCATTAAAAATTGGAGGATTAGTTTTATAATTATTTTTTGTATTTATTACTTTATCTCCAATTTGAATAGTATAAGGTTCCCCCTCAAAATAGGTTAAGAAATGTTCTTTTTTTGAATTTAAAGGATGTATAAATTGTTGTACTGCAATATTCAATTTATATATACTAGCATCTCCTCTTGTTTTTACAGGAGATAAAATTTGAATATCTAATGGATTATCATATTTAATATATTCTTTAGAAAAATGTTGCATAATTTTATAAAAGGTATTAGTTTTATCATTATAACAATCTATTATAAAATCATTTTTTTCTCCCCTAGATTCTATTCCGCAATAATCTTTTGAAATAATTTGAACCCCATTTCTTATTTTTCTACTCTCTGTAATAATTGCAGAACTTAACGCTTGTCTATAAATTTCTGTAAGTATAA